CCCAAACATCAGTCTCCTTACCATACTGGAAAGTATTGAAGAAAACTGTTTGGAAAGGAGCAACCTTTAGTCTGTTATTGTCAGAAAACTGAGGTCTCCAGTCTGTCTGGTTTCCCCAGTGATCTGCAATATTGAATACCTCAAAGAGACTTCTCTCTTGGTTTAGGAAGTCCTGTGTAGTCTTATTCCACTGTGCCATGAATTAAACCCAATCTAGTTTTGCTGGATGATATCTCTTAGAATCTTTTACTTGAATATTTTTTGACTCAGAATTGATAGGATAAATTTGATGTACGATTGCACCAGGATACTGACTTTGAAGTTCTTCTGCTAATCTTTCTCTACTTGGAATACCATCTTTTGCATTAAACTCCATTCTATAAAGTTGACCTTGCCATACAAGATCTGCAGCAAAATCTTCTCCAACCTGTTGGGGGGAAGATGAACCGCCAATATTTAATGTTCCGTTGAAGTCACCATTAATTGTGACGCTTTCTGAAAGAAACTGATTAAAACTTTTCATATTAGCAGTTCCAAGCTCTTAGACTCTTATTTATTCTGCTATTTGGATCACTAGCAGTTTTAGATGAAGTCAATTTTTTCTTCATGCCTTTCATTCGAGCGCAGAATGATGCCCTACGCTTGTTTCCAACCTTTTTGCTTGGTGCTTTAAGGTCAGATCCTGGATTTTCTCTTTCGTAAGACTTACGTCCTTTTTCGTTGAGTCCTCCTTTTTTATTTTGTCCTTCTTTTCTTGTCCAAGCTGCTCCTTCACCGATTACTCCTATGTTTAGTAGATAGTTTCTGCGTCGCTTCTCAACACTATCATATGTGGTGTTGCCACCCTTAGGTTCTGGTTTGTACTCAGCCTCTTCTCTTGCAATAATATAGTTATCAGATCCAACTGTATTCATTGCAGGATAATATGCAAGAACTTTACCAGTCGGATAAATTTTTGCGACAGCGGTATTTATTTCTTCTCTAGAAGGCTGCTCAGCGCCAGAGAAGAATAATCTAATGGTATAATACTTACCATAGAAGTTTACCATTACAGTGTAAACTCTACCATTAGTCTGAACTCTTTTAATGTTTTCAGACACAGGTACACAATTGGGAACCATTTTCTTCCCTTTCTTTTTCATACCCTCTTGCTTATAACCATCCCAGCACTTTTCATCTAGAATTTTTGCTACGATTGGAGATACTTCTTCTTTCTTATTCCCCCAATTCTTTGCACCGACCTTACGGCACTTAACTAGAGCACCAGATGCATAAGCAGAGGGCCATACAGAATAGCGAGACTTTACTTTCTTATAGCAGGCATCCTTCTCACCTGCTGCTTCTTTTTGCATATGGCAATCACAACCACATCCTTCCTTCTTGACTTTTCCGCAGCCGCAGTTCTTACAACCTGCTTCTTCCTGATGTACCATTTTCGCCTTTCCTTTTCTATTTGGATTTGGATCTTCTTTACGTTTTTTAGCTGCTCTCTTATTTCTTTCTTCTTTGTCTAATGATGCACGGTCATCAGGATCACGGCAGTATGGCTTAGTTTTTTGACCTGGCTGTTTTGCACAAGGTTTGCCATCATATTTACCACCAGCTTGAACCCATCCGCCACCTTTAAACCAGTCGCGGAGCGAGTATCCTTTGTCTTTGGCGGATTTACCGTCTCTCATTTTATTTAATCATGATTATTATTATTTAGAATTCCTTGCTTAATTAATTTAGAAAGTTCTGCTGTGGAACCAACAAATAAGGAATTATTTACTGTTGTTGGTCTTGCATGTTTTTCATCAAGATCCTTCATTTTCTTTTGAAGATCCATTAACTTATCAGCAACATCAGCGACATTTTTGATTAACTGTCCAGCAACCTCATAAGCTCTAGGGTGATCTGAACTAGTTGCAACTTCCAAGATACCATCTACAGCTTCTTGCCCCTTCTCAATCAAGGCATAAAGCTGACCTCTAGTATATTCATAGTCTTTCTGAGGTTCTTCAACTTTAATAATTTTTGGTTTTTCAGATTTAACTATTTCTGAAGACTCAACCTCAGATTCAACGTTTAAAGCGTCACTAATTTTGTCGAAAGTATTCATGCTAGAGGTCTACATCTGTTTGCTGTGATGGACTATAAGTTTTAAAATCTTGGAAGAATGAAACAGTCTCATTGAATCCAAAATCGTCACCAGCTTCTACTAACGGATCATCAGCAGAATTTACAACACCATCGTTGTTATAATCTTGCAACGCCTTAGGTGTTGCTGTATAACGTACTTCACGCTTTGCAGTTGTTGTAGTGTTACCGTAGTAATCAACTGAAACCTTCTTAATAAGCTTATCTGCCGAATCAACAACAGGCCCAATAAGAGAAGTTTTTGCTGTGAAGTTTAATGTATATATAATAACCCTGCCTTGATCGAAGGATCCTTCATAATTATCATCTGGTGGATCCACAGAATCCAAGATAATGGGAATATCTCTTTTTTCTCCAATTGATTCAACTAAGTTAATAGTTACATTGAAAGCTGGCTGGAAATATGGTAGAATCTGTTCAATAATCTCAAGCACATCTTCCTGTGTTTGAGACATGATAGAAAGCTGAAATTTGATATTATATGGAACTGGCATGAAGACTTTTTGTAGTCTTGCATTATTATCAACCGCTTTAAATGTTTGCGTTACACTGCTTTTTCTTGAAGGATCATATTGTATTCCCTTCATTTCAAATGCAAGTCTTGGAAGAGTTATAGTTCTTTTCTTATTTAAATCAGGCTGCTGTTCAATTCTTGCTAAGAACTTTTGTGTTGGGCCATAAGCAAGAGGAACTTTCATAGCCGACACGACGTTACCGTTAGAGTCTTCTTTTCTAACTTCAATGTCATTGAACAAAGTACCAAACCCAATGATAGTTTTTCTTATGATTTGGTGATAATAGTAATTTCCTAACATCAGTATTCTCCGAATGGATTATTTTCTGTAAAATCTAATATTCCGTCTGCTTCTGTTTCAATAAGTTCATTCTGCGAGGCATTTTCCTCGTCATTATAATAATCGGCAGTGTATAGTATGTATCTTCCAGTTGATCCAATTCCTGTATGATACGTTGCTGCAGACCCTACAATTACTTCACCAGGAATAAATCTTCCAGACAATCTGTAAATCTTAAGAACCTTATTGACGGCATCCCAATCCTTAACAATTGCCTGTGTACCAGATGTTTCTCCAGTAATAACTTCATTGTATAGATAATTTCCAGTAGAAATACCTGGAGGTAAAATGCTGATATTTGGTGCAGTTGTATAACCAGCTCCTGCATTAGTAATATAAATGCTGGAAACAAAGCCATTTGCAATTCTAATTTCTGCTGTTGCAGTTACACCAGATCCAGATAGAGGTGGATCGATAGTTATCGTCGGAGCACCTGAATAATTAGCTCCAGCATTATTAATCTGGATATTTGAGATAGTTCCGTCAGCGATTGAGGCAGTGGCAATACCACCACTTCCACCACCACCGCTGATAGTAACTGTTGGAGCTGCTGTATATCCACCACCAGGATTTGTCAATACTATTCGTTCGATTGACAATGCTGATGTGAATCCAACAGAAGATCTACTAGTTGTAATAGCAACTGCTGTTGCAGTAAGACCACCAGACGGAGCTGCAGAGAATGTGACCATTGGTGTTGATGTGTATCCATATCCATCATTTACTAAGTGTACTTGACTTACTGCTCCTGCAGGAATAATAGTAGTTCCAGCACCAGCAGTATTTGCAATTCCAGTCAATGTTAATATAGAATCAACTCCTCTTTCAGCAACTGTAGTGTCAATTTCAAATACACCAGTGTCAATAACTTCATCCTCGAATACGAATGGCTCGCATCTAAGTTCATAAACATATAGATTGTTGAGTTGGTAAAATTCTACTTCATGCTCAACAAATTTAATTTCGTATAGAGTATCTGTTAATGGGAAGTATATTAAGTCTCCTTCTTTTGGTCTATTCGTAATCTTTAGATTATCATCAGCTAGTTCTGCTTCAAGGAATGGGGTAATAAAATCTTCATACTTTTCTTTGGATATAATTAGAGATAAATCATCATTTGCCTGAACACCAAACTTGGTCAGCAAATCTCCACCACCACCAAATCCACCATAAGAAGCTACATAAGCTTCCATATAGTAATTGTCATTGAAACGTGCGAGGATATTCTCTCTTAGTATTCCATCATTGATTGCATAACCTCTTGGTAGGTATCCAATATTGACACCATACATCTTCAACTGCTCGTTGATAAGATCTTGCAGAAGTCTTTGCTCGGAATAATTTCCTTGAATGAAGTATGGATTTAATGCCATCTTTTATTATCCGATCATGTCTAGAGGTGGTAATTCATACTCTGAAGACATCCTTGTCTTGATGTCTGCCAATTCGTTGACAGCATCATCATAGAGCTGTCTTCCATTTAGTTCTATGCCACCAGGAAGTTTAACTCCCTGGAACTTAATCATATTTTGACCCCACTGCTTCTTAATTAAAGATGTTAGATACAACTTTAAGAAAGAATCATTGTAAATTTTTGAGAAATCTGCAGGATTAAGAATTCTATAACATTCAATCACAATATAAGTATTTACATTAATTTCAGACCAGTTCATATCAATATATAATCTGTTCTGGCGCTTTGAGTATCTAATTTTTTTACTTGGGCTAATTAGCCATTGAATAGTCTCAAGATATTCTTTAACCATTGCATAGTTTAGTAGCTCAATAGATGTAAAATTATATACATCATTTAAGAAAATTTGATATGCGACATTGAACATACCACTTGACAATGTGCTATCATCGAGTCTGAATATTCCCTCAACCCCTATAACACTATCTGGGATTTCAATATAATTCTGAGATTCGTAATAAGTATATGTTGTTACGCCGACTGTTCTTTCTGTTGTTGCATTACTCTTTGCTCTATCAATATCATCCTGTGTAATCTTATATTTCAAATACATCTTTTCGACACCATCAAAGTGTCTCTCATTGAATAGTTGCAAAGCATCATCAACAAGATCGTCAATTTGATCATCGTCAACATTAATTTCCAGCACAGGATAGCCTAATTTTCGTAGGCAATAATCAATCAATTCTTGTCTGCTGGATGGTTTCATTGTTCCCTCTTAATTTTTTCTATTTCAGCTTGAAGTTCTCGTTTATCTTCTAGAATTTGGTGATAGTCTTGAATTAAACTCTGAAACTTTGCTTCTAACAATGCATTTTCTTTGTATAACGATGTCATTTTATCGGATAATGTTTTTACTAAAACATTGACATCAACTTGCACATCATCAGGATTCATATCAATAGGCTCCTCCATCTATAGTAGTAGTCCAAACAGGAACATTTG